GAAGTGGAGAAAGGACATAGTTTAGATTCTTATAAATTAGACAATGTTGCTTCTCATTTTATGAGAGGAAAACTCTTACAAATTGAAGATAATAGAATTAAAGTTTCAACTACGGGAAACCTAAAAAAAGGGGATTATGTATCATTCAGACTCCATAGTAATATTGGCGAAGAATTATACAAAGAGGGAAAAAAAATTATAATTGAAGACATTAATAAATTACATATATTTCTAGAAGAACCAATGGATATTAAGTTGGAAGATTATCATAAGATAGAATGGTGCTTAAATAAGGACGATATTTCCCCACAGGAGATCTTTGATAAACATAAATATGGTGGTCCCAAAGAGAGAGCCGAAGTAGCAAAATATTGTATTCAGGACTGTGAATTATGTATTAATCTGTTATTGCTGTTAGATATTATTCCGAATAATTTAGCTATGGCAAATGTATCATTTGTTCCTGCTTCCTATATTTTCCTACGAGGTCAAGGTGTCAAAGTTACATCGGTTGTTACAAAAGAATGTTCTAAAAGAAATACGCGTATTCCCGAATTAGTTAAGATTCCAAATCTCAAGGATTATGTAAAAATGGCGAAAAATGATTGCTCAAGAGAAGAAATAATCATTCAAATTAATGAGGACGCCGATTGGAGAAAACCTAATCCTTGGGAACTAGATCGCTGGTTAATACAAATTATGAAAAAAGACGAATATAAGATTCAAGGATATGAAGGAGCTATTGTTTTAGATCCTACTCCGGGGATATATTTAGAAGATCCAATCGTTGTTTTAGATTATGCTTCGTTGTATCCTTCGTCTATTATTGAGAAGAATATTTCTCACGAAACATTGATAGAAGGAGGTAAAGCATTTATTGATAAAATGGGTTGGGTCTTAGATAAGGATTATCACGAAATAAAATACGTGAATTGGATTTATAAAGGAAAGGGCAATGGTGATACGATTGAAAAAATAGAAGATAAAGAAAATCCACTAATAACTTGTCATTTCCTGACTAAAGATTTTATGAGGAGAAATAATATGGTTGAAGACCCAGTAGGGGAACCCAAGGGTATTATCCCGGCCGTATTGGATCATTTATTAAATGCGAGAAAGGCAACTAAAAAGAGAATGAAAAATGAACCAGACGAATTCAAGAAAAAAGTATTGGACGGACTTCAGTTAGCTTATAAAGTAACAGCAAATTCGGTGTATGGTCAACTGGGTGCAAAAACAAGTCCAATCTTCAAATTAGAATTAGCAGCGTGTACAACTTCTGTTGGCAGAGAAAGATTAACGGAAGACGCGACAAATGGTGTAGAGAAATGGGCTTTAGAAAATGGTTATGAGAAACCTGAGGTTGTTTATGGGGATACGGATTCTGTCTTTGTTAAATTTAGTCGTAAGAATAAGGAAGGACAATTGCTAGAAGGCAAAGAAGCATTAGAACATTCAATAAATTGTGGTAAGGATGCGGGTGAATTTATTAAGGAATTAATGGACAAGGAGGGAAAACAACCGCAGGTATTAGAATATGAAAAAACATTCTGGCCTTTTATACTTATCTCTAAAAAAAGATATACGGGTGATAAATATGAATTTGATCCAATTAATGCAAAAAGAACTTCTATGGGTATTGTTCTGAAACGGAGAGATAACGCGAATATAGTTAAGTATGTCTTCGGTCACGTAATTGAAAAGATTATGATAGAGAAAGACTTTAAGGCGACAGTAGAATGGTTAAAGAAAACATTAAAGGAAATAAGGGAAGGTAAATTTTCAATATCATATTTTGTAATCTCTAAATCTTTGAGGGGATACTATAAGAATCCACAGGGTATCGCCCATAAAGTATTAGCGGATAGAATGGCGGAGAGAGATCCGGGTAATAAACCAAAAGCAAATGATAGGATTCCATATGTTTACAAAATTGTAGACGACAAACCGATTATAACGGGATATAGAATGAAAACCGTCACAAAAGAAAATGGTAAGTATAAGAATGGAAAAACTAAATATAAAAAATTCACTGGACCCGACGAGAATCAACCCAAATTTAAGAAAAAGAATATTTTACAGGGTGATAGAATTGAGCATATTGATTATATGAAAAATGAATCTATCCCCAAAGAAGATAGATTAATTGATTATGAATTTTATATTACAAATCAGATTATGAACCCTGTAAAACAAGTTTTAGATTTGAACATGGACCCCAACGAAACTGAAAAATTATTTCAAAAATAATAAATTCTAATAGAATATACATGGTTTTAAAGCGAATGATCGGTGGAGGATTAGATAAAGCAAGTAAAGAGGTAACTAAGAGAATGGGGAAGAATGGAGAACTTTATATGTTTTTTTTGGGTATCCTAATACTTATTCTAAAGACATTAATGATTCAATGGTCATACAATAGGATATGGCCTAAACTTATGGTGAATAGTGGTCAGAATATAGATAAGTTCGAACCCTTAAACTTGAACGAATCATTATTAGTTGTTATTTTATTTATGATTATCTAAATTTATGTATTACCATTTGTTTAATTTTTACAAAATTATTTTCTATTCTAAGGTATAAATAATAATGGGAGGAGGATTAATGCAATTGGTTGCCTATGGCGCACAAGATATCTACTTAACGGGTAATCCCCAGATAACTTTCTTTAAGGTTGTCTATCGCAGACACACCAACTTCTCTATGGAAGCTATTCAACAAACCTTCAATGGTCAGTCGTCGGTTAATGGTAGCACTATGACATCCACCATTTCTAGAAATGGTGATTTAGTATCCAACTTGTGGTTAGACGTTATACTGAACTTGGGTGCGTTAACGACGGTGCCAACCTACGGCGCGTATATGGGATACACAAATAATACGGGACACGCATTTATCAAAGAATGCGAAGTTGAAATTGGTGGTCAGCGAATTGACCGTCATTATTCGCAGTGGTTAGACGTATACAACGAATTAACCGATAAAGAAGAATGTGAATGGATCGGTCTTAATAAGCATTCATCGAAGAATTACCTGAATGCACAAACTTCGCCAGAAGCGGTGCCGGGTGGTCCGGATGAGGAGTCGGCACCCCTTGATAATTTGAACAAATTACAGTTATATGTTCCGTTGAAATTTTGGTTTTGTCGCAATCCCGGTCTAGCCCTACCTCTTATCGCCCTTCAGTACCATGAGGTAAAGGTCAAATTGGTTACTCGCAACATTAAAGGTCTCATCAATTCAAACGCAACACTGGATGGTGATGCCGGTCGGCCGACCGTTACGTTATGGGCAGATTATATATACCTTGATACAGACGAAAGACGTAGATTTGCTCAAGTTTCACATGAGTATCTTATTGAACAGGTTCAAAGAGAGACCAGTGCTGGTGCGACCGGGTCTAAGGTCATGAAATTAAACTTTAATCATCCGGTAAAGGAGTTAATTTGGGTAGTTCAGAAAAATAGTGTCGCTACAGAGGTAACCGCGGTCGATGCCCTGAGAGACTCGCCCTCAAATAATTCTGTGAACCAGGTTAATTCTAATGATTATTTTTGTTATCTCGCCGACACGACGTCGGGCACAATGGAGACATTATCGCAGATGGCGTATCCGGAGCCTTTTGGAAAGGTGAAACTTGTCCTTAATGGTCACGACCGATTTAAAGAACGCAACGCCACATACTTTAGAACGTGTCAGCCGATACAGGCGGGACACAGAGTTCCTCAAAAGCACATCTATAATTACTCTTTCGCATTAAAACCCGAAGAGCACCAGCCGTCCGGAACTTGTAATTTCTCCCGCATTGATAATGCTGCGTTAAATTTCCTGACCGGCACAATTAACGATAGTACAATTACGGTATACGCTGTTAACTACAATGTCCTTAGAATCATGTCTGGCATGGGTGGATTAGCTTACAGTAATTAAATTTTAATAAATAAAGATCCCTTAACAAATTCTTAAATTAAAATTAAATTAATCTTAAGATTAATTTAATTCTTAAATTAAAATTAAATTAATCTTAAGATTAATTTAATTTTATTAAAATAAATAAATTATTTGGTTTACATTCTTTAACCTTTGAACCATAATGATTCCGGGTTGATTCTTCGTTAGGCCCCGTATGCCGCGAAACTGCCGGTGGCGCCAGTGGTGTCGGAACCGGTTGTAACTTTAACTAACCACTGGTTATGAATGATGCAATAAAAATGAATAATTGAGAATTGTGACAAAATATCTGTCGCTGGGGTGTCGGGCGTGTAAATAATGGTCTTGACGTAGTCTGCTGGGCCCTCGTGGACGCCGGGCGTGCCGATGATTGCGTTCTTCGCGTGAGTCGTCCCAGATACTCTTATTACTTGGGCAGCAAATCTATCCGCCGTGGACCCGGGGTGCACGCGTATATCCAAGGGCCCTCCGCTGCCCAACAATTCTTCGCCGATTTTCAGGGCACAGTGTGTACCCGGCGACGCAGGGGGTAGATAGCCCATCACGCGAACTCCAGGTGTTGCATTTGTGGACGAAAAATCAGTAAAACTATTTCCCTTGATCGTGGCGGCCGCCAGCTCCACGGCCGATGGAGCAGCAGCATTCGTAGGTCGAGAATCGGCATCGGAAATCTCATAGCGAGCTACCCCCTTATCCAAACGACCTGTAAATTCAGCAAGAAAATCCGTTACATTACTAGTAAAATCAGATGCCGCCTTCGTGGCAGAGCCCGAGGCCACCGACACCCCTGCCCCCCCGAAGACGGTTTGCGTCGCCCCGCTGGTTCGGAAACCGGCTCTGTGGACGACTTGACCCGTCGTTTCCAAAGTATGAAAGTGGCCATCTTTTAAACATCCTTCTTCACCCATTATTTATACCTTAGAATAGAAAATAATTTTTAAGTATTAACAAATTAAAGATATTTAAAATAAATTGGTTTAATTTTTCCCAAAATTATTTTCTATTCTAAGGTATAAATAATGGGAGGAGGATTAATGCAATTGGTTGCCTATGGCGCACAAGATATCTACTTAACGGGTAATCCCCAGATCACTTTCTTTAAGGTTGTCTATCGCAGACACACTAACTTCTCTATGGAGGCTATTGAGCAGACTTGGAACGGAAGTTCCGACACCAACGGTCGTTGCACCGCAACTATTTCGCGCAATGGTGATTTGGTTTCCAGAATGTATTTTGAAGTAAGCGGTAAACCGAACGTTGGTATAAGTAATCCGGGACATAGTTTTATTACTTCGGTTGAACTTGAAATCGGTGGTCAAAAGATTGACAAACATACGGGTCATTGGCTAGAAGTCTGGTCAGAATTAACTGAAAGTAATTCGGCAGCCGTGACTGGCGCGGTAGCCATAGCGGCTACTGGATTAAGAGTCGTGGACGGAACTTTGTTTCAAACTATGAGCTGTGCTGGCGGTGTAAAGGGAGTCATCGACCCAGCCGACCCGACACTGGCTGTCGCGACAAACCCTGTTGATAAAACATTCTATATACCTTTGCGATTTTGGTTTAACCGCAACCCCGGTCTCGCTTTACCTTTAATTGCCCTTCAATATCATGAGGTTAAGGTTATTTTGGAACACAAAATAAGCGATTGTTGGGCGGACACAAAGAATAAATTATGGTGTGATTACATTTACCTTGATACAGATGAACGCCGTCGTTTCGCTCAAGTTTCACACGAATACCTTATTGAACAGGTCCAGGAACAGAGTTGGACGGATACTTCTCTAGATCTTAATTTCAACCATCCCGTTAAAGAATTAATTATGTCTCAAAAACAAAATCATGTTTCGGACAGCGCCGCAACTGGGGCCCGTGTGACTGCCGATGCGATCGGCGGTAAAGTTTTACTTAAATTAAATGGACACGACCGTTTTTCCGAGAGAGAAGCGAGCTATTTTACTAGAACCCAGATTTATGAACACCACACCGGTCCAGGGGGGGTAAGCGCAGTAGCGACGGCAGCTGGCACTGCGGGGGCAACCGCCGAAATAGTTGGCACCATCGGCGTTTATTCATTTGCCCTTAAACCCGAAGAACACCAACCGTCAGGTACCTGTAACTTCTCGCGAATTGATAATGCTCAATTGTCGGGCATGACCGGCGTTGATACTGTACACGCTATCAACTACAATGTTCTCCGAATAATGTCTGGCATGGGCGGTCTTGCTTACTCTAATTAAATAATAATTTAAATTAACCATTAAGAACTATGAATTCTAAATTAAAGAATTGAATAGTCCTTCATCTCTAGTCTTAGACCTTCCTCTCATAAGTAAAACTAACTTAATGAATCTTTCTTCTATACTTTTAACTCTTTCTTCTAAATCATTTCCTGATACATTAGTTTCAGTAGATGATAAAATTTCTTGAACAATCCGAACAACCTCCAGAGTTGTGACTTCCGCGACTGGTTCTGCGACGGGTTCTGTGACTGGTTCTGTGACTGGTTCTGCGACAGGTTCTGTGACTGGTTCTGTGACTGGTTCTGTGACTGGTTCTGTGACTGGTTCTGTGACTGGTTCTGTGACTGGTTCTGTGACGGGTTCTGCGACTGGTTCTGTGACTGGTTCTGTGACAGGTTCTGTGACTGGTTCTGTGACTTCCGCGACGGGTTCTGCGACAGGTTCTGTGACTGGTTCTGTGACTGGTTCTGTGACTGGTTCTGTGACTGGTTCTGTGACTGGTTCTGTGACGGGTTCTGTGACGGGTTCTTCAGGGTCGTCTTCTTCAGATTCTTCGTCTTCGTCTTCGTCTTCGTCTTCGTCTTCGTCTTCGTCGCCAGAATCTTCTTCCGATTCTTCGGCCGACTCAATGGTGAGTTCCGAAGTAGACTCCGTTTCAACCGGACCTTCATTATTCATAATTTCATTTGCTTCTTCGGATTCAGTTGTCGCGACAGATTCGGTGGATTCAACATTCTCAACATTATCAACATTCTCAACATTCTCAACTTCACTCATATTTATAATTACTTACAATAAATTATTTAAGTAATTTAAAAAAATAAAGTGAATAATAATTAGAACTAAAATGGCTCAAATGACTGCCTCTATTAACGCTGGAAATAAAGGACTAGTTAATCTAGGGAATACTTGTTATATGAATTCGGTTTTACAGTGTTTAAGTCATCTTTTAACGTTTCACCCTCAAAATGAAAACTTTTTCAATGAATGCAATGGGTTAGACGAAGGATTAATGTATGAATGGTTCCAATTTCAGCGGAAAATGTGGTCTAATGAAAATTCCGAATCACAAAATCCTATTAATTTATTAAGATCTTTTAAAAACTTATGCTTAGAAAAAGATATTTATTTTGAAAATTTCAATCAGAATGACGTTGACGAATTTTTAACTTTATTTTTGGATCTTCTTCATGGTTGTATTAAGAAAAATGTCAAAATGAATCTTAAGAATAATAAAGGTACCGACGAAGCTAGTAAAATTGTAGTCAAGGGTTACGAAACTTGGAAAAGATTTTATGAAAATGATTATTCTTATATTGTCGAAAATTTTTATTCTCAATTATTAAGTTTAACTATTTGTCCGGAATGTTATTATTTCACTTCTAACCATGATCCAATCCAAGTGATCTCTTTAGAAATACCGAATGATTCTAAAACAATATATGATTGTTTAGGGCATTATACCAGGAAACATATGTTAGATGAAGAAAATGTTTGGAAATGCGACGATTGTAATAAGAAAGTTCGTCCTCACAAAAAGACTTTATTATTTAAAACTTCTGATATCTTAATAATCTTATTAAAAAGATATACATCTAATTTAAGAAAAAATGATAAATTTATTAAGTATCCATTTAAATTAAATCTTAAAGATTACAATAAAAATTACGGAACTGGAAAACAAAATACTTACAACTTGAATGGATTATGTATTCATGGTGGATCACTGGGTGGGGGTCATTATTACGCCGTTTCTAAAAATTCATTAGACACAAACTGGTATGAATATAATGATTCAAATGTTACTTCTCTAAGTAAGGAAAAAGTATTAGAATATACTCCGTATCTTTTATTTTATAAGAGAACTTAATTTAACTTTCCAATCTCTCTAATTCAATTTATACCACCCTTTCTTTCTATTTTCATATAACTTTCCATTTTTTCCTTTCATAACAACATTAAGAGGAACGCATTCTTCGCATTGACCCAGACCTCTGGGTGTTTCTTCTTTCCCTGTATATTTGTGGGACCCGCACTTACAATGTTCCACTTGCTTTTTCTCTCGGATCGTCTTCTTTTTTGTTCTTTTAAGTTTTCTCGTAATTTTACGCCGAATTCTGGTAGGAGAGACCGATCTCTTTATATGTTTTACCCTATTCTTAGATTTCGTCTTAGATTTAGACTTAGATTTATTTTTTGTTTTATTAATTACCCTGTCAAGAGCACTGAAGGGGATATCACCCCCGTATTGCTTCTCTAATTTATTCACTCTCCTAAGCATTATTAATCTATACTATATCCTATATTAATATTCTTCAAATTCTTCTATTTCCGAATCAAACGATTCGGAAATAATTTTAACGGAATCAAAGAGTAAATCAAATATATCCATAAAATTGTCGTCCTTATCAAGTAAAAGATCTAAATTATTAAATTTAGAAATTTCCTGGCACTCTCTAAATAATTGGAATATATCTTCAAGATATTTTAATTCAAAATATTCGTAATCGTCCATTATTTTAAATAATAAGAAATAATATACAAATCTCAAACGATTAATTATATTATAATTATATTATATTATGTTACCAAAACTTCATAGAATTTTAATGTTCCTTTTACCATTTGCGAATGATATCGCAAATGCTTTAACTATATCCCACACATTAGATGGGACCCCGTTCAATAGATTATATAGACCGTGTTCTCAGAGTTTAAACCAAAAAATAAAGGCGGGCGTAATTGATTCAATTGCATTAACGGGTATTTGTTGGAATGTTGCTTATATGGGATCAAAACATGGTACCAAAATGGGCTTAATTTATGGTCTTATCATTTTAACATTATCGTTTATTATACCGAATCTATTTATGGAACCATTAATTAATTCCCTACCATATTCTCAAAACAACAAAGTTAAATTATTCGGATCATTTATTTTTATTTCGGTGTTATTTTTAACTGAAATAACCGTGGCCAATCGCTTAAAGAATATGAAATGGAAATTAAAAATTTACAGTTAAATCCGATTAACTAAATTTATCTCAAGTATTTATCATAAATCAATTGAATAAATTTATCTTCAAATGATTGGTAATCGATGATTATATCAATATCCTCGTTTAATTTTAACCATTGGTAATTTTTACGAGACATTATTTTAAGAGTATCCTTGACCGTAAGATTGTCTTCATATTTTATTTTTTGTCGTAACCATTTATCTTTATTAATTTTCAATTTTGTAATAGGTATAATATCCATTATTACAATCATAAATTTAATTATTCATTAATAAACGAAAGGACCTTTTCTCTAATCTCGCAAATTGTGTCATTCTCGGACCGAATTATTAGTGGCTCATATCTATTTAACCATTGAAATTCATTCTTTTCTGATAAATGATTACGATTCATTAAATGATCTTGAAAATTATTCGGATATACTTCTTTTATTCTTTTTTCTTGAATCTTTGGGTCAATAACCAATTGAATAATTTTGAAACCATTTTTAGATAATGTTTCATATTCATTTTGATATCTTAAATCGTCTACAATACAGTGAGTTTTATCTTTGGTTTGTTCAATGATATAGTTTATCCATACTTCGGAATCTATTTCTCTCATTTTAGTTCCAATTGACGTAAGAAGAGTCCTATCTTTCTCTTTCATATGAAAGAGGTCTTTTGCCACGTCTTTTACTTTTTGACCCAGTGAATAAATTTGGTATTGTTTATCTGTTTCCTTAATAATTTGGGCCAGAGTGCTTTTACCCGAACACATTTTCCCCGTAATTGCTATTTTCATATTGCTATTTTCATATTGTTATTAATTAAATTTTAAATAAAAAGACTTAAAAAATTGAACCGTATATAATGTATAATATAAATGCGGGTTATTAAGCGGTCGGGTGAGTCGGAGGCAGTATCATTTGATAAGATTCTGAATAGAATAAGGTCTCTCTCAGTGGGCGAAGAATTCTCTCATAAATTAACAATTGACGAAACGCTTGTTGCTCAAAAAGTTGTTCAAGAAATTTATGACGGAGTTAAAACTTCCGAATTAGACGATCTATCTTCTCAGATATCTATGTCTATGTATTCAAAAAATCCAGATTTCAAAATTCTCGCGGGTAGAATCGCTGTCTCTAATTTACATAAAAATACTATTCAAAGATTTTCGGATAAAATTGATTTGCTGTATAATTATCAAGTTGGTAATGTTAGGAAACCATTGATTGCTGATTATCTATATGAATTAGTATTGGAGAATAAGGATAGGATTGACGGCTTTATTGATTACACGAGAGACTATGACTATGATTTTTTTGGTTTAAAAACGTTAGAGAAAACTTATCTTTATAGGATTGACAAAGAGATTATTGAAAGACCCCAGGATATGTTAATGCGAGTTTCTTTATCCATTCATCGGAATGATTTGGACAAAGCATTTATGAATTATGAATTAATGTCTAATCACTTATTTACTCACGCAACACCGACTCTCTATAATGCTGGATCAAGACGGGAACAATTTGCCAGTTGTTTTCTCCTAACAATGCAATCCGATTCAATTTCTGGAATCTATAAAACATTGGGAGATTGTGCTTTAATCTCAAAGTATGCTGGGGGGATAGGTTTATCTATTCACGATATCCGTGGATTAGATTCTTATATTTCCGGAACAAATGGACACTCAAATGGTTTGGTCCCAATGCTGAGAGTTTTTAATGATACCGCGCGTTATGTAGATCAGGGTGGTGGGAAAAGGAATGGTTCCTTTGCAATTTATTTAGAACCTTGGCATTGCGATATATTTGAATTTATTGAATTAAAAAAGAATCACGGCAATGAATACGACCGAGCAAGAGATTTATTTTATGCTCTATGGATATCTGATTTATTTATGAATAGAGTTAAGGAGGACTCGGTATGGTCTTTAATGTGTCCGAACGAATGTCCCGGTCTAAGTGATGTATATGGTTCAGAATTTGAAGAATTATATTTATCGTATGAGAAAGAGAATAAATTCCGAAAACAGATTTCGGCACGAACTTTGTGGCAATCTATACTTACTTCCCAAATTGAGACAGGAAATCCTTATATTCTATACAAGGATTCTTGTAATCGTAAATCTAATCAGCAAAATTTGGGAACAATTAAATCGTCTAATTTGTGTACAGAGATTATAGAATATACAAGTCCCGAAGAAACCGCTGTTTGTAATTTGGCTTCTATTTCATTAAAGAAATTTGTCGTTGAAAAAGATTCTAGTGATATGAATTTTGTTATTTATTCCAAAAGAGATTGCGTTTATTGTAAATTAGCTAAGGCATTATGTAAAAAGAAGAATATATCATACGATGAATTAGATTACAAGCAATTAACGTCATTATCGGGTAGTTATCCATTAGGTGTCAAGTTTCCCCAAATTTATAAGAAAGAAGGTCAAGTTACAAAACATATTGGCGGGTACACCGAATTAGAGGAATATTTAAGACCTTCATATGATTATGAGGGACTCAAACAAATTTCGAAACAATTGACGATTAATCTCAATAATATCATTGATTACAATTACTATCCAATACCAGAAACAAGGACGTCTAATCTTAGACATAGACCAATCGGTATAGGAGTCCAGGGATTAGCAAATGTTTTCTTAGAGTTTGGTTATCCATTTGATTCAGAAGAAGCAAAGGACTTAAATGAAAAGATATTTGAGTGTATCTATTATGGTTCAATGGAATGTTCTATGGAATTGGCGAGGAATAGAGAAGAAATGGTGATTAAATATAAAAATGGTATCTTACAACAAGATAATGGCGTTATTACCGGAGAAGAATTCGTTACTTCATTGGAAATGGACGAATTGAGAAAAACTCTAAATATTATTCCAGAAGAAATGGATCGCGAAGAATATTTTGGCTCATATAGTTCATTTATTGGATCTCCTCTCCACGAAGGTAAATTTCAATTTGATTTATGGGATAAGGAACCGTCCGACAGATACGATTGGCAAAAATTAAGGGAACAAATTAAAAAATATGGCACCAGAAATAGTCTTCTAGTTGCGCCCATGCCTACGGCATCAACCGCTCAAATACTTGGCAATTACGAATGTTTTGAACCCATAATGACGAATATTTATTCAAGGAGAGTCCTGGCGGGAGAATATATGGTAATAAATGATTATTTGGTCGAAGATCTAATATCATTGGATCTTTGGTCACCCGAGATTAAAGATAAATTAATTATCAACGAGGGTTCTATACAGAATATTAAGGGTATTCCACAAGTGATCAAGGAAAAATATAAAACTATTTGGGAAATTAAACAAAAAAATATTATTGATATGGCATTAGACCGAGGCAAATATATATGTCAGTCTCAGAGTATGAATTTATTCTTAGAGAGCCCGAATGTAGCAACTCTAACTAGTATGCATTTTTATGGGTGGGAGAAAGGTCTTAAAACGGGAATTTATTATCTGAGAAGCAGACCTTCGTCCAAGGCAATCCAGTTTACTGTTGAACCCGAGTGTCATAATTGTTCTGGGTAATTAAATGCTTTAATGATCCGAATGATCCAAATTATCCGAATATCCCTATTTTGTTTCTGTTTCTGTAACAATTTCTCGCTTATCAATCTTTTCATTCAGTTGTTTCATATTTTTATCATGAATTAATAAGTAGGTTAATCCCCCAGAAATACCGACAATAATTAAACCAATAAAGATAAATGGTAAGAGGACCAACAACCAAGCAAGTTTTTCACCATGAGGTTTC